GAATGTCTCAAACGCCGGTACAAATGGAAATGGATTTAGCAACGCCGAAAGCAAAACCCGTTCAAAACACACAAGAACAGGTTTACAATTTAGAAACCAGACTGTACGACCTAAACAATGTTATCAGGCAAGAAGGTGGCGTAATGAGCAAGACCAACCTTCAAAAAATTAATAAAGAAATAAACGAAATTCAAAGTAAACTAAACAAATTGCAGGGATACAAAAATGGGGGAATAGTACAAAATAGTGTAGACTATGCCCTAGAACAATGGACATAAAATGGCTGTAGACGAGAGCAATAAACCCACAAACATCGACAGAATCACGGACCTTATTGATTTAGACATTGAGGCGGGTCAAGAAGTCGAGATCGAAGCACCGTTGCCCACGGACAGCGATGTAGAGGTCAGTTTTGGACAAGACGGCAGTGCCGTTCTTGACTTTATGCCCGATGAGATGAATGTCGAGGCAATGATTCCTTTTGATGCAAACCTTGCAGAATACATAGACGAAGGAGAACTCGGGGCTTTGTCTGCTCAATTATTGGGCGATTTTGAAGAAGATCGAATGACTCGTGACGAATGGGAAGATGCCTATGTCAAAGGACTGGATCTTCTCGGGTTTAAATACGAAGACCGAGATCGACCGTTTCCTGGCGCAAGCGGTGTCACTCACCCTCTCCTTGCCGAATCGGTCACACAATTTCAAGCCTCTGCTTTTAAAGAACTACTGCCCGCTCAAGGACCGGTAAAAACAAACATTGTGGGAACGGCTACACCAGAAGTGGAAGCCCAATCGGATCGAGTTCGTGAGTTTATGAACTATCAGATCACAACTGTTATGGAAGAGTACACACCAGAAATGGATCAATTGTTGTTCTATCTTCCGTTGGCCGGTTCTGCATTTAAGAAAGTTTATTACGATCCGTCTTTACAAAGAGCCGTCAGTAAGTTTGTTCCTGTTGAAGATTTGGTGGTGCCGTATGCGGCGAGTGATTTAGAAACATGTGCAAGAATTACGCACGTAGTGAAGATGTCTTACAATGATATACGCAACCAACAACTGTCTGGATTTTATAGAGACATTGAGGTAACGCCTGCGTACACCAGCACACAAACAGTGTCGCAAGACAAAGTAGAAGAGATCGAAGGCATCAGCGGTTCGGGCAACGACATGATGTATGAACTTCTTGAGTTTCACGTCAACATGGAAATGCCTGGATTTGAAGACCCGGATGGTCTACACCTACCTTTTATAATTACAGTGGACAGAACATCTAGCCAAGTTCTTTCCATTCGACGCAACTATTACGAAGACGATCCACTCAGGCGAAAAATTGCCTATTTTGTACACTATAAGTTTCTTCCAGGACTGGGTTTCTATGGCTTTGGCTTAATCCACATGATCGGTGGTCTCTCTCGAACTGCAACAGCGGCACTTAGGCAACTCATTGACGCAGGAACCCTGTCCAACCTTCCGGCTGGTTTTAAAGCCAGAGGCATAAGAATTAGAGACGATGAGACACCTTTAGAACCCGGAGAATTTAGAGACGTAGACGCACCAGGGGGTGCACTAAAAGATTCTTTGATGCCTCTTCCTTATAAAGAACCAAGCGGTACTTTATTCCAGTTAATGGGCTTTTGTGTTGAAGCCGGCCAGCGGTTCGCGGCTATTTCAGACATGCAAGTGGGCGAAGGCAATGAACAAGCGGCGGTTGGTACAACATTGGCGCTTATGGAACAGGGGACCAAGGTCATGTCCGCGGTCCACAAACGACTGCACTATGCCCAAAAAACAGAGTTTAGAATATTAGCCAGAGTTTTCTCAGAGTTTCTTCCGCCAGAGTACCCTTATCAGGTTGTCGGCGGAGACCAGATGATAAAACAAACGGATTTTGATAACCGTGTTGATGTCATTCCAGTTTCTGATCCAAACTTTTTCTCTTTTTCGCAACGCATTGCGTTGGCGCAACAAGAACTACAACTGGTGCAAAGCAATCCAGAAATCCACAACATAAAAGAAGCGTATCGCAGAATGTATACGGCACTGGGTTCCCAAAACATTGAAACACTTTTACTGCCTGATCCGCCTCCACCACAACCAATGAGTCCGGCTTTAGAAAATGCGGCGGCTTTAATGGGCTCACCCATACAAGCGTTTCCGGAGCAAGACCATGATGCACACATAGAATCGCACATTGCGTTTTTAGAAAACCCCATGGCAACAATGAACCCCATGGTGGCGACAAGCCTGCTTTCCAATGTTTTTCAACACATTGCGTTTAAAGCGGAACAAATTGCAGAAGAGCAGTTACAACAATTGGCAGCAGAAGATCCACAACTGCAACAACAGTTGGCACAAGAGCAACAAATGATGATGCAACAACAAATGATGGCACAACAGGGGGGAATGCCTCCACAGCCTATGCCGCCTAATCCACTAAGAGAACAAATGAAAGCACAAGTTGAAGCTGATTTGTTTGAAGAAATAATGCCTAGAATCAACGAGATTATGGATGTTTCTGGAAAAGACAACGGCGTGTTAGAATTGAAACAACAAGAACTTATGATAAGATCACAAGAGAACGAAGACGACAAACGCATCGCTGAAGAGAAACTGGAGCTTGAGCGTGAAAAAATGAACGTGCGGGAAGAAACCGACGAAGAGAAGATGAGAAGCCAAGAAGACATCGCAGCATTGAGAGCATCTATTTCTCGCGAAAAAATGGAACAAGCTAAGAAAAAGTAATGGCAAAAGCAACGACACCAAAATATACAACAGACCCCTTTGGTATGCCTTTTGGGCCTGGTCATCCGTTATACGACCCTAAGAAAGACGACGGACCGCGTACTTTTATTGGACAAGGAGGCCCCACAGAGGATGAAATTCAAGCCATGATTGATGCGGCTATGGGCAACCAACCAGACTTTAGTAACTTTATGACCGCTGCCGACGCAAAAGAACTGTTTCAAGGCATGGACACCAGCGGTATTGAAGCCGGTGTTTTACAAAAAATGGGCGTTCCAGACTTCCTAACAAACACTCAAGTACAAGATGCCATAAACCAGGCTCTTGGAGGCGCGGGTATTTTAAGCGAAGAAGATATTGCGCGAATGATTGCACAACAAGGTGGACCGGATCTTTCTGATTACGCAACAAGCTCAGACCTTTCTGGTTTTCTAAGCCAAGAACAAATATCCAATATGATTGCAAACGCTCAAATGCAGGGCATGACTGAGCAACAGATTATGGACATGATTAAACAAGTCACGGGCGGCCAAATGAGTGATGACGCCATAAGAGAACTTATAGCCAATCAACTTGCTGGCTTAGAGGGCGAACTTGATGCCATGGAGCGACTCCAAGAGGGTTTTGCAAGCGCAGAAGAAGTACAAAGCTGGATAGAACAAGCCCTTGGTGAAGGTTTTACCGCAGAGCAAATACAGAGCATGATTGGCACCTATCTGGAAAACAACCCAATGGAAGGCGTGGACATCACAACAATTCAACAAATGATTGCTGATGCTACTGCGGGAGTTCCAGGAATGGAAGAAATCCAAAGAATGATCGACGAAGGTTTAGCAAACGGTCTTTCTCCAGAACAAATTAATCAAATGATTTCTGAGTATTTAGCCAGTAATCCAATAGAAGGAATTACAGCGGAGGGAGTACAGCAAATGATTGCCGATGCAATTGCTGCTCTTGGAGGCGGAGAAAGCGGAGAAGAAGGAATGTCCATGGAAGACATTCAAGCTTTACTTGATTCTGGCTACATGACCGCGGACCAGATTAATGCGTTGATGTCAGACGCGGGATATTTAGGACAAGAAGGCGTTGACTCTTCTGTACAAGCCGCTCTTGATGCAGCTTTGGGAGAAGGCGGTGCAATCAATGCAGCTATAGCCGCAGCAATGCAAAGTCAAAGCGGTGGCGGAGAAACTACTCCGACTCCAACTCGGGATTTTACAATACCTACTTCTTACAATCCGTACACAGATTATTCAAACCCCTATGGATCGGTGAGCCCTTACGACATTATGGGCTCCGACCAATTTGGGGGAACAACACCTTTTAGCGGAGGAGCAGAATCAGGCGCCGGAATGAGCACAGGACTTGCCGGACTTAATTTAGGAGACACTTCGGGATACAATTACAACATTCCAACGACGTCCACAGCAGAACTATATCCCACAGGAATAAGCTCCGTTTATTCTCAACCACCAAACAGGCGTTTACCAGAACCACCAACAACTCCACCGGAAGAAAGCGGATATAGATTACCACCAGATTTTTTTAACACGTACGGCGGATAAAGGAGAGAAATTATTGACAGTTTAGATTTTGCTTATAAACTATTGAAAATAGTAAAAGAAAAGCAAGAAAGAGTACAAACGATGATGCTTAACGGTGAAGTAAAAGACTGGGAGCACTATCGCAATTTAACCGGACAGACAGAAGCTTTGTCTTATGTTATGACCGAAATAGATACGTTACTAGAAAGATCAGGAGAATAAAACTGTGAGTGACGCCACCACCGCCCTTGAAGAGAAGTGGGCGCAAGAAGAGGCTAGTAAAGCGCCTTTAGAAAAAGCTTACGAAAAAATTGGACAAAAGAAAACGGATGAGGAGAAACTCAATCCAGAAAAACTTTCCTCCGATTTATTAAGCCAACTGCCTACTCCAACAGGGTGGAGAATACTCATTCTTCCCTATCGCGGAAAAACTCGAACAGAAGGCGGCATTTATCTCACAGAACAAACAGTGGAACGACAACAACTGTCCACGGTCCTCGGTTATGTATTAAAGGTTGGCCCTTTGGCTTACCAAGACGAACAGAAGTTTCCAACAGGTCCTTGGTGCGAAGACGGCGATTGGGTGTTGTTTGGACGATATGCCGGTTCTCGTTTTGATATAGAAGGCGGCGAAGTAAAAATTCTTAACGACGATGAGATCATCGCTAAAGTAGAAGACCCAGAAGCAATTCTGCATAACTATTAACATGAGGAGCAAATCATGCCAGCACAAGAACTAACAAAAACTGACGAAGAAAAAATGGTGGACCTAGATGTTTCGGGCCCCGCTGTTGACGTCGAACTACCACAAGATGGCGCCGTAATCACAGAGGTAGGCGAAGAATCCCCTGTTGAAGAAGAGAAACTAGTAGTTGTAGAAGAGACACAAGCAGAAGAAAAGCAAGAAGAACTTCAAGACTACGGCAAGAAAGTCCAAAAAAGAATCGATAAATTGACCGCAAAACTGCGAGAAGCCGAACGCAGAGAACACGCAGCAACAAAGTTTGCCGAAAGCGTCAAAAAAGAAAACGAAGGACTTAAAACCAAGAACACCACTTTGGACGGAAACTATATTGTAGAGTTTGCGAACCGTATTACTACAGAAACAGAAGCGGCCAAAGAACAACTAAGACAAGCCACTCAAAATGACGAAGTGGATAGACAGGTAGAAGCACAACAAAAACTAGCAAGACTCGCTGTTGAAGCACAGAACCTTAAAAATTTAAACGAGCAAAGAAAACTGCAAGCAAATAAAACACCTCCTCCGGCTACGTTGGATCAAGTTTTTGAGAACAATGTCGCAAACGCGCCGCCTGCACCGCCTGATCCAAAAGCGGAAGCATGGGCAGCAAAAAACGACTGGTTTGGCAAAGATGCCGCTATGACTATGACCAGTTTTGTTCATCATCGTCAATTAACAGAGGAAGAAGGGTTTGACGGGACCGAAGATGAGTATTATGATGAGATAGATAAACGAATGAAGGCAGAGTTTCCCCATAAGTTTGATGAAGGAACTTCTGTCATTGAAACGAATAAGCGTCCCGCCCAAACGGTCGCATCTGCAACTCGCAGTCCGAAAAGAGGGCGCGGCAAGAACACTGTGAGACTCACACCATCACAGGTTGCTATTGCCAAGAAATTAGGTGTGCCACTAGAAGAGTATGCAAAACACGTGAAGGAGTAAAGCATGACTAAAAAAACAGAAAACAACACTCGCGCTTCACGCGAGACCAATACTAGAGAAAAACAAGCTCGACGTAAACCATGGTCTCCACCATCCGCACTGGATGCGCCCCCGCCTCCTGAAGGCTATCGACATAGGTGGATAAGAACCGATGTCCGCGGACAATCTGACACGAAGAATATGTCAGCAAGACTCCGTGAAGGATATGAACCTGTGAGAGCAGACGAGTATCCGGACTTTGAAGCTCCCACCATTGAAGACGGTAAACACGCAGGATGTATTGGGGTAGGAGGGCTGATATTGGCTCGTATACCTGAAGAAACAATCGAAGAAAGATCGCACCATTTTGATCTCAAAACTGAGGGACAAATGGACGCTGTTGACAACGATTACTTCAGAGACGGATCACATCCCTCTATGTCGGTTTCTAAACCAAATCGGCAATCTCGTGTAACATTGGGCGGTAAGAGAGCGGCTGATAAGGCTTAACTTTTATCGGTAATTTAATATCATCTTATTTAGAGGACTAAATAAAAATGGCTAACGTAGATAAAGCCTTCGGGCTTCGTCCGTATAAAGGACTTAATGTTGGTTCGGCTGTACAGCAAGCTAATAAGTATAGTATTGATCCCTCCGGATACGGTACAAGCATCTTTCAAGGTGACTTGTGCATATTCGCAGGCGGATATATTAACAGAGCAGCGGCTAGTTCAGCTAACATAGTTGGTGTGTTTTCACACTGTTACTATGTTAATTCCAGCGGAGAGCCTACGTTTTCGAATTACTACCCTGCAAGCACAACTGCACTCGGAAGTGGCGCTATAGATGTATTCATCTATGACGACCCTAATCAAATGTTTGTTGTACAAGCAGACGGCGCATCAGCTGTTACCTGTATAGGTAGAAATGCTGATACCGACGGAATTGGTGGTAGTACGACTACGGGCGTAAGCACTCGAGAGCTCGACTCAAGCACAATCGCCACAACTCAAGCTTTACAGCTTAAGATTGTTGGTGTGGTTCAAGATGATTCTAACGGAGATCTCACAGCGGATAATGCAAATTTGGTTGTAATAATCAATGAGCACGCTTACAGAGGTCCTGTGGCTGGAACTTAAGGAGTATAGATAATGGCAATAAGTAGAGCGCAACTCGTAAAAGAATTGCTACCTGGCTTGAATGCTCTCTTTGGACTAGAGTACGGCAGATATGACAACGAACATGAAGAAATTTATGACGTTGAATCAAGTGACCGCGCTTTTGAAGAAGAAGTTATGCTTACCGGTTTCGATGCAGCACCCGTTAAATCTGAAGGAGCAGGTGTAGCATTCGACTCAGCACAAGAAGCCTTTACCTCTAGGTATACCCATGAAACCATTGCTTTAGCGTTTTCAATTACTGAAGAAGCTATCGAGGATAATCTTTATGACAAATTGTCAGCAAGATACACTCGTGCGCTTGCAAGAAGTATGTCAAACACTAAGCAAGTAAAAGCAGCATCTGTCTTAAACAGAGCCTTTAACACAAGTTATTTAGGCGGCGACGGTAAAGAACTTTGCGCAACAGACCACCCAACTGTGGGTGGCGCTAATTTGCGTAATGAACTTTCTACCTCTGCTGACCTTAACGAAACTTCGTTAGAGCAAGCACTGATTGACATTGCAGCATTTACAGATGAGCGTGGACTAAAAGTAGCACTTCAAGGAATGAAACTAATCATCCCTAAAGAACTACAGTTCACTGCTGATAGGCTCATGGAAACACCTGGTCGTGTAGGAACTTCTGATAATGATATAAACGCAGTACGCAACATGGGCATGGTCCCTGAAGGCTACGTCGTAAATCATTATCTTACTGATACCGATGCCTGGTTCATTAAGACTGATTGTCCAAACGGTTTCAAAATGTTTAACCGTTCGCCAATCAAGACTTCAATGGAAGCAGACTTCGATACTGGTAATGTTCGATATAAGGCACGCGAAAGATATTCGTTTGGGTGGTCTGACCCCCGAGCAGTCTTTGGCAGCCCCGGAGCATAAAGCTAAATATGGAACCTCGCCGGGGGTTTCTTACTCAACCCGGCACACTTTCTCTTTCTTTTTGTATTTTTTCCAAGTAATATAGTTATTGTATCTAGGGATAACCTTGTCCTATCGACTGACCTAGCAGACAAGCCAAGACAATAGGACTTATTTTTTCGGAGAAAAAATTATGGCAAAATCAACCTTTTCAGGTCCAGTTAAATCACTAGCTGGCTTTATTTCGGCAGGGAACGCTAACGTAGTTAGTCTAACTGCTGACACAACTTTGACTGTTGCAGCACACG